GGAAATAAATTCCTTCTTATTGTAATTTTCAAATCTTTAATAATATTTTCTAATCTACAAATTATATATTTCTAATCTTTAAATATATATAATGGCAAGCACAAAAGTATCTTTTACAGAAGGTTTTAATAATCCAATGGGACAGGGATTTAGCAATTTTGGACAAGGTAATATGGTTTCAGGTTCAAAAGATTTTTTAATGTCTAATACATTGGTTGCAAAATTAGCTTTCTTACTTTTAGTAATTATTATTTTTTTCATATTATTAAGGTTAATAATTCAGGGTATAGTATGGTGGAATCAAGAAAGTCCAAATCCATTTATTGTAGCATGTAGACGTGATGGAGACAGACAGGGTAGATTTTCTTCAAATCCAAGAATAGCAAATTCAATACCTATTTTAAGGTCCTCTAATGAAAAAGAAGGATTAGAATTCACATGGTCGTTGTGGATGTATGTTAAAAAACCACATTTGGCAACTGGTACTGGTCCAAGTAAAACTACTTATTATCATATTTTCCATAAAGGTAATGTTTCAGGTAATGGCTATTTAAGTTCTAGAACCCATAATGTAGCACCAGGTTTATATATTGAGGCTAAAAATGATGGTTCAGCAGATAGACCCGTAAATAATTTAGTAGCAGTTATTAATACATTTAAGGGTGAAGGGACTGAATTAGAAAAAAATACTGTAATTAAATCAATACCATTTAGTAAATGGATGCATATAGCGGTGATTGTTAAACATAAAAATTTTGATGTTTATGTCAATGGTCAATTAGCATCTAGAAGAGTCTTAAAAAGTTTACCTATGCAAAACTATGGTGATACTTATATTTCACAAAAAGGACATGGTACGGAAGAATATGGATTTAATGGTGAAATTTCAGCATTAAGATATTTTAATAGTGCATTGAATCCTGTAGAAATTGCAAGTATTTCTAGAAGCGGACCAAATATGTGTTCAGATAGTAGTAAACCAGGACCACCTCCTTACTTTTCAAACAGATGGTATACATCAACAAATTAAATTTGATTTTATTATTAAAATTTTAATAAAATCAACTTTTGGGTTCTATTGGTTTATAACCTTGACATTCTTTCATTGATTTAAATATTTTTCCTGACATACATTTTTTTACATCATTTATTTGAACACATGCATTATGAGGACTTTGATGTCCTATATAGCAAAAATTACCCTTTTTAGCTGTTTGTATTTCACTTTCACTTTTATCTTCTTCTGGTTTTTCTTTTGTTTCTTTTTTACTATTTATTTCTTTCGTTAATTTTTTTTTAGTTTCATTATTCTGTTTCATTGTCGCTTTTTCACCTTTACCTAATTTTGTAGTTAATGTTGCTCTTACTAAATTTATCACTGATTTTACACTATCGCTTAATACACCTCCGCTAAATTGTTTACCATCTACTAAATTATCAAAAGACGATTGAATACTATTGAAAAATCCTTTACTGCCATCCAAAAATCCATTTCTTAAATTATCAGAAAAAACATCTTTTCCTTTCTCTAAATATGTCCAGGCATTTACTAATAATAATACTAAAATAAATAATAAAAGAAAAATTCTAAATCCCCAACCGAATGATGAACTGCTTTCTTGAGTAACACTTTGTAAACTGGGTATTGATGGTTTTGATGATAATGAAAATTTATCCATTAATTTTTCTGTACTGCTTTTTTCTAAAGGATTTGATGGTAATTCAGGTATTTTGTTTGATATGTTACTTATCATAGAATTATTTTTTCCCATATTTGTTATGTTATTTAATGTAGATTTTACACTTTCCATATACAAATTATATATATATTAAATTTTATTAAATTAAAATCTTTTCTATTATTACTTCTCGTGTACTTCCTATTTTTTTGTGTTCTCTAATTTCAACATATTCTAAATTTAATAATGGTTTTTTATTGGATTCTATTTCAAAACATTTTGATAAACAATTCCCCATATAATATTAATCGTCAGAATTATTTTTAAAATTTATATTTAAATGATAGAATGGAAAAAATTAAAATGTTAATAAAAGATTTACATTATGCTAAATTAGAATTAATAAACAAATATATTGTTTTTAACCCCCATAGAAAAAATGATACTTTTTGTGCTAAAATAATAGAAATAAAAAATGGTTTATTTAGACTTGAACAAAATATAAATAAACAAATTACTAAAAGTTATATCAAATTTGAAAATATTATAAGAATAGCGACAACATCAGATTTAGAAAATATTCCCGGTACTGATATTTTTTCTGAAGAAAAAATAAAAAATAAATTAAATATTGAAAATTACTATGATTTAATTGATAATTATATTATATTTAAAGTAGAAGGAAAAGATAATGAAGAATGTGCAAAAGTTATAAAATATGAATCTAATCATTTTAAAATTAAACAATCATTAAATGGTTTAACAATTCAAGGATACATAAAATTATTTAATGTAATAAGAAATGCAAGTATTAATGATTTGGAAAATATACCTGGTACAGATTATTATTCCATTAAACATAAAATAAAACAAAAATCCAATGTATTAGGATTTAAATCAAACTTAATAAGACATAATTAGTCTATAAGATTTATTAAATATATTTAAAACTCAGAGTATAAATATATTTATTAATGTGTGAGAAGTCATGCTGTGATAGTTCAATAATATGTTGTAAAAAAAAAATAAAAATTAAAAGATTTTTTTTTCCTTTATTTTTTGGTATTTTTTCTGTATTTTTTGAAGAAACAAGAGATTTTTTATATTTTCCATTAATTGTATCGGGATGTTTTTTTATTTTATTTTGGAATTTCCCTAATATTGTTTACTATACTGCATCAAAACCGTTATATTATAAAGATATTTTCATTGATGAAAAAAAAATACCGAATTATAATGTTAATACAAAGATTAAAAATAAGTTTGAATGTATATTTGTATGGGTTCTAATTGTTACAAATACATTATTAGTTGGAGGATTATCAGAATATTGGCTATATAAATCATTAAATAATCAAACAGTTATGGAAATATTGGGTACTACTGGTGGTATTATTAAGATTTTTCAAATAGTAAATAATACAGTATGTCGTATAATGTTAAAAGTATTGAAAGGTTATGTAAAGTCCGAAAATAAAAAGTTTGAAAAATTACAAGTAGATAGAGTCAAATCTATAATTAATTTAAAAATAAAAGAAAAATCCAATGTATTAGAAATGGTTGAAGCACAATTGGAACAAAAGAGACATGTTAGGGGCAGAGTTCAAAGTTTTTGACGTGTTTTTGTTTTTGAAAATTTTTTACTATTTTTATGCCAATCACGCAATCTGTGTGACCTGCACCACGGACACGTATTTAATTTATATAGAATATTTTTAATATTTACATTGAAATATTTACCACCACATAATATATTATAAGAGTTATACTCATTGTTAGGTAACTGTTTAACTTCCCCATTCCCATAAAAAGTTTTTTTAATCTTAACCCCCCATATATTATGTCGATCTACACGGGTATACTTAAATCTAACAATATTTTTAAGTCTAACCACTTTACATTGTTCAATACAATTACTACAAATTGGAATATCACAATCTTTATATCGCCCAATTTTCTCTTTCTTTGTACCTTTCAACTTACAATTTGAATATCTAATTTCATTATTAAATGTCCACTCTTGGCATAGTGAACATTTAATAAGAATGTCTTGTTCTTTCTTTACTGGTATTTTAAAACACAATGGGTTAATGATTATTTCATTAATATTAAATCCAAACTTTATTTTTCGTAACATTTTTGTATTTAAAAAAATAATATAATTTATTTTTAATTTCAATTTTATATAATTATATATTATAATGTTGTTAAAATATATAATGGGTAAAACAAGAAAAAGAAAAAGAGTGCGTAAAAAACATACAATAAAGAAAAAGGATAATGTTGTCAAGAAAAAGGCAAGACGCACTTGGAGTCCTGATGTACAATTTAAACCAAAATATATTAATCTTAAAGGTAAAAGAGTTATGGATAATCCTGCAGACTATGATTTAGAAGTTAAAAAATCAAAAATTCATGGTTATGGTTTATTTACAAAAATACCTTTTAAGAAAGACCAATCCATATGTCCTTATAATCACATAAAATCCCAAGTTATGAATTGGAATAAGTTTATTAAAAAATATGGTGAAGATTTTCGTTTTACATATAGTTTAAAAGCCTTTGGAAATAACAAAATTATTAATCAAAAGAAAAATAGAAACTTTGTTGCATTTACAAATGATAATAGACCATATCATAATGTTTACTTGGCTAAACGCGGGTTAAAAGCACGTAGAAATATTAAAGCTGGTGAAGAACTTACTTTATCTTACCCACATTATGATCCAAAAGGGTTAGGTAGCTTTTAATTATATAATATTTTGATATTATATAATATGTCTCAAAAAAGTTTTACAGAAGAACCACCAAAAGATGAAGGATATGTGATATCAGATTATAAAGTTGACAAGGTTCGCCCAGCAGAACCCGCCACAATGGTCCCTTTTAGGCGTCCAAGGAATCTTCATATTCTGGCAAAAAATAGTAAAAGAAAGACTTTAAAAAAAATAAACAATGCGGGTAAAAAAATACGGGATGGTAATCATCTGCGGCGATTGGAAAAGAGCCGCCGCATCCCTAGCAATCTTGAAGCAATAAAAGAGGAGGATGAAACACCATCAAAAAAAGAGAAGCAGGATAAGGAATACGATACTGGAAGTGTGAGGGCCGGTTGGGTAACTTTTATTAAAAAGAACAAATACAAAAAAAAACAAAACCAAAAAGGAAAAAAAGTTAAGTTAGTTGGAGGTAAAAGAAGAAGAAAAACAAAAAGAAAAAAGAAAACAAAAAGAAGAAAAAAAAGAAGAAAAAAGAGAACTAGAAAACGTTAACTTATTAATATATATAATTTATTTAGATTCTATTGGTACAGCATCTTTCTCATCATCTGAATCAAATTTTTCATCAAGTTCATCATCTTTGGGTTGTTCATCATCTTTGGGTTGTTCATCATCTTCTTTTGGTGGAATCTGGTTTTCAAAAAAATCTGAAAACTGACTCATACATTCAAAAACCTTTGCTGATTCAGCAAAACTATATGCACCTCTTCTTTGTGCTAATTGTAAAAATCCAAAAATTACATCGAAAGCACTAGATTTATCATATACTGGAGCACGAAGAATATTATTATTAGACATTATACTTAATATAAAAATACAATTTTTAAATTATTTTTATTTTAAATTGAATTTAATTAATATTTCATTTTTGTATTCTAAATAATGCAAGTAGTAGGAGCAGTTTTATTGAAAAACAATCATGTTATTCTAGCGCAAAGATCATCCACATCTAAAAACTTTCCTAATTTATTTGAATTCCCGGGTGGTAAAGTAGAACAAGGGGAAACGCACAAAGAAGCTATTGTTAGAGAACTCAAAGAAGAATTAGAGATTATTGTAAATAATAATGATGTATTTGAATTTGAAAATAACAGTAGTTCACATACTATTGACCAAGGAGGATTAATTATAGATTTAACATTATTTATAATTAATAAATGGTCAGGTGAACTAACTATAAAAAAAAATATACATGATTCATTGGCTCATGTATATATTGATAATTTAAATACATTTGAAAATATGATACCAGGTGATACTGTATTTATTAAACCAATACAAAAGTATTTTATAAATGAAAATATTAGAAAAGAAAAAAAATGTGCATATTCTAGATGTAGTGACCAAAATTATTATTTGTCAAAATTATTAGGAAAAGTATATCAAATGAAATATCCTAACCCAGAATTTACAAAAGAAGATGTACTAATGAAACATAAAATTTTTGAAATACCTAATAATAATACATGTTTTATATCAGGAAAGGATTCTAGTGGTGTAGGAGACCATATTTTTGAAATCAACGGTTATTTTAAAAGAACAGGGAAAAGAGGTATAAATGACCAATGGAATATTGTACCTGTTTGTGGTAAATTAAACAAAAGTTATAAAATATTTAAATTTAATTTAAATAATATACAAGTTAAAAAAGATATTGGATGTGAAGATTTAACAGCCGAAGAATCCTGTTATTTATTGTCTTCTGATGATGAAAAAGAAGTAGAAATGGGAATTATATATTACAAAATGTATATGTGGAAAAAATATGTAAAATCACGTGGTGCAGTAATGATGTATGAAGAAACCGAAAATTTTCAAAAAATAAGAACCAAATTTAAAAAAATTTATAATACAATGTGGGATACAACTATTGAAACTATAATTACAGATTTAGTCTTTTCTAGTCACCATATTCATTAATTGGTTCATTTTATCTAATTTTGATATAGTTTTTTCTAAATTTCCTTTTGTAAATGAATTATTAAATAAATAATCGGTTTCTGGCTTAACTTCATTTTTTTTTACTTGTTTGTAGATAACATTTATTTTTTTAAGTATTTGATTTGTTTGCTTTTCATTTTTACAAATAGATATATTTAAATTAGGGCTTTCTGTAATTAAAGAAATAGCAAAATAAACTAAATTTCTTCTTTTTTTTTTACACCCAGATGAATATTTTATACAAAATAAATTTAATAAACTATTAACAATTTTATAAGTAATTTTATTTCTATCTTTTGCTTCAAATAATATTATTTCCCATAAAATCCAGATTGTATCTTTTTGCATGTTTACTTCTACAGGCATATTTCTTCTACCAGCTATTTTCTTTTGTTTAGTTTCTTTAAAACATAAAGCTTCAAATCCCAACATCCATTCTAACCAATAACAGGTTTGTTGTAAATTATTTGAATTATTAGATAAATGAAATGCAAATTCATTTATTGCAATAAATAATTCCTTAGGGTCTTCATTTTTATATACTCTTTGGGCATATGATATATTGTCGGCTTTTAACTTGTATGATATATTTGTAGTTTTAAAATCATCATTACCTACTTTAATATTAGATATTGCTAATTTTTTGTTTGATAAACACATAATACATGCAATTTCACCAAATAATTTTCTTATTTTTTTGTCATTTCTCAATTTTAATTCATTACCAACATATCCATTATTGACAATATTTTTAAAATCATTAAATCTTAATTCAATATAAATTGGTAATTTAGGATTACCTAAATGTATATTTTTACTCATAGTATTTAATATTAAATCCCAAATATCACTATAATGACCCGCGCAAATTAATTCTGCTATCCAATAACAAGATTGTTCTATTTTGCTATTAATAATTGATTTTAGGAATTCTTTTTTTACTTCCGTTTTTTTAAATTTTGAAAAAGAAATTCCTCTAAAATTTTTTGCATCTCTTTTGTCATTTATATCAAATTCATTCATATATTATTTTTATATAAAAAATAATAACATTATACATATAATGGACTTTAAAGATGTTCAACCATCAATATGTATTTTATTATTTTTTATAGTATTATTTTTCATATATCATATTTATTATAAATATAAACCAGTTTATGAGGGTTTTTCTAGTGGAGGTTTTAAAGAAGGATTTGATTCAAATTTGAGAGAAAAAACAAAAACACGATTATCTGTTGAAGAAATTTCAAAAAGGGGTGCAAATGATTTACCATTTTATAAATACAAAGAAGATGTACCTAAAGATGAAATTACAAAGAATAATAATGTTTTAATTCCAAATAATTCATTAAAAGTAAATTTTAATGAAAATGGTGAATCATCAATAGAAAATGTGGAAAAAAAATTAGAATCTGGAGATTTTGTTTTTAATGATGGTAGAGACATATGGTCAAAATTTTATTGCTCTATTTATGATGCATTAGTATTAGACAAAACAAAAAATAAATATGAGTTAAAGGAAATAATAAATACAACAAAACCAGATGAAAAGAGTGCATTTTTAGATATTGGAAGTGGTACAGGTCATCATGTTAATATGTTTGTACGAAATGGTTTTAAAGCTGTTGGAATTGATTCATCACACGAAATGGTAAAAAAGGCTAAAGAAAATTATCCAGAATTAAAATTTTATAATACAGATGTTTTAAACGGTAGTCAATTTGGAAATAATAAATTTACACATGTAACAATGCTTTACATGACAATATATTATATTCAAAATAAAAGAGATGCATTTTATAATGTACATAAATGGTTGAAACCTAATGGTTTTATGATTCTTCATTTAGTAAATAGAGAAAAATTTGACCCTAGAATAGAAGCATCAGATCCTTTATATCATGTAAATCCGCAAAAATATGCCAAGGAAAGAATAACAAAAAGTTTTGTTAAATTTAATGATTTTCAATATAAAGGTGAGTTTATATTAGATGGAGTAAAATCAAGATATATGGAAACTATGAAATCTGATGTAGGTAGTAATGCTATTAAAAATCAACACAGTTATTATATGGAAACTCAAAAAAGTATTGTACAACAGGCTGAAAGTGTTGGATTTAAGTTAAAAGGTAGAATAGATATGAGTATTTGTCATTATCCATTTGAGTTTTTATATGTGTTTCAAAAATAATTTATTAACTTATATCATATGGAAGATTTGAAAAAGTTAAAAGATGAGAATAAAATATTATTGGTGGAGTCGCTAGAAAAAACAAACAGAATGATATTGTCGGAGAAAGAAGAAGAATTAGAAAAATGTAAAGAAGAAAATAATAAAATTAATTCTTGATTTATACGAAAAGGGTTATTTTTTAGAAGGTTCAAAATTAAGAACAGTTTCGGCAGCAAGTCAAATGCATCTTCCTCGAGAACTAAAAGAAAATATAATGAAGGCTGATAAAAAGAGAAAATCAAGAAGGAGACGAAGAATAGGAACAAAGAAACGTAAATCTAAAAAGAGAAGGAAACGTAAAACTAAAAGAAAATTTAGATAATATAATAATTTTAATAAAACATTATTATATATGCAATGTCCATCATGTGGTAGTAATGGTAATCAATTAAGACAATGTACAATATGCGCTAAAGTTGTTTGTAGTGGTAATAATGATATATTTTGTTATCAACCATGTCTAATTACTTGTCATAATGTTTATGCACAAGTAGATGATGATGATTTTGATGATGATGGGGTAAATGGTCGTTTTACATTATATCAACCACCAATTAATTTAATATCACCACCTCAATCGCCTGTAGCCGCTGCTTCCAAATCTTCAGCCGACCCAGAATCTCCAGCCGATCCAGAATCTCCAGGGTCTGATGTTGCTGTAGTAGAAGAAAAGACTCTAGACCAAATATTAAAGGAAAGAGAAGAAGAAGAAGGTGTAATTGATGTAACAAGTCCGCCAATAAAACGTACAAGGAGAAATCCAAAAAATGATAAAGATGGTTCGTCTGGAGCGGCAAATGTAGGTGGTAGAAAATCAAAAAGAAGAAGAAGAAAAAGACGAAAATCCAAGAAAAGAAAATCAAAAAAGTTTAGGAAGAGTAGAAAATCAAGAAAAAGGATAAGAACTCGTAAAAAAAGAAGAAGAAGAAAAAGATAATTTTAAAATTTTTGTTTTTTATTCATATATTATATATATGAGTAAAAAACAAGATGATAAAAAATCTGATATTGAACTTTCTCCAGTAACATCGCCACCATCATCACCAGCAGCAGCAGAACAACAACGTAGACGGATACGTCAAAGTTCAAGAGCACAGCGTGCATTAAATACTTCCCAAGGTCCACCTAGACCATCAACAGGAACTCCCATGCCTCCCCGTGGACCATCTGCCTTTTCTTACCTAAGGACAGGAGCCCCACCAGTATCAAGTCGTGCCAGACGAATAGTTGGAACGGCTCGATGGAGAGGAAGAAAAAAGTTAACTGCTTCAGAAGCTGCTGCAGCAGCACGTAGACGAGCAGATGCAGCAGCGAATGAAGTAACAGAAAATATGAGTAATTTATCATTAGGTGCAAATCAAGGTCAATCAAAAACCCAATCAGTAGAATTAGCCATGGGTAATTTAACAATCACTGGAAAAAACACAGGAAAAAAAAAAAGAAAAAAAAAGGGAGGTAAAAATAAAAAAAAAAAAAA